AACATGTCAATGATTGATGACGTTGCTAAAACTATTAGTACGTTTATGATTGACTACAAAGCAATGCCAGAGGAAGAACGTCCTAAGATTTTGTTTGTAGTTGATAGTTTGGGTATGTTACTAACACCTACAGATGTTGATCAGTTTAACAAAGGTGATATGAAAGGTGATATGGGTCGTAAGCCTAAAGCACTAACATCACTTGTACGTAATACTGTTAACATGATTGGTAGTTGTAACGTAGGATTAGTTTGTACTAATCATACATATGCATCACAGGATATGTTTGACCCAGATGACAAGATCAGTGGTGGACAAGGTTTTATCTATGCATCAAGTATTGTTGTTGCAATGAAAAAACTAAAGCTAAAAGAAGACCTTGACGGTAATAAAATTAGCGAAGTGCGTGGTATTAGAGCAGGTTGTAAAGTAATGAAAACTCGTTATGCAAAACCGTTCGAAGGCGTACAAGTTAAGATTCCTTATGAAACAGGTATGAATCCTTACAGTGGATTGGTTGACTTGTTTGAGAAAAAAGGATTACTTGTCAAAGACGGAAATAGACTAAAGTACACTGATTCTAAAGGTAATGAAGTAAAAGAATATCGTAAAGTGTGGGAAGCAGGCGGTGACGCTCTTGACACAATTATGATGGACTGGAATAACATTGCAGAAGCAGTAGACATGGTTGAAGAATCAGTAGTCGAAACTGAAGTCAAAACTGAAGTCGAAACACAACCAACTGAATAACTATAGCAGTATTAACTAAGGAGATTACATTGGATACAGGTTCAAATATTATAGAAGTGTGGCAAGTGTTTAAAGAATATTTAGACAAAAAGCACATTGAAACTGTTGCTGAAAAGTTTGTTGATTTATGTGCTGATCTAGGTACTAGTGATGAAGCATTTAGAGAAGCATTAGGATCTGACAGCAACTTAGATAAAGCTATTGGTTATTATTTAGAAGAAGACGTTGACGAAGATTCGTACGATAACGAGGACGATTACTGATGGGATGGTATTCTGATATAGCTCGAGACATTAGTAACATTCCTAATGCTATCAACTACTATGAAGATCAATTAGTAGAAGCTAGAAAGGAATGTAAGATTAAAGGCAATGTTGAACGTGCATCAGCTGAGATGCCGGGTGTTGTTGAACAACGATTTAATCAACTACAAGAACTTGAAGCAATATTAGAATACCTAAACATCGAATTGCGTAGGTTACGTAGTTCGTTCTTTAAGAAATATCTTGAAAGTTACCCGCGAGCATTGTCAAGTCGAGACGTTGAAAAATATGTAGACGGTGAAGCTGACGTTGTTGACTACGAAAAGATTATCAATGAGTTTGCACTAATGCGTAACAAATGGCTAGGAGTTTGTAAGGGCCTAGACCAAAAACAATGGCAACTTACTAATATTGTAAAACTAAGAGTAGCTGGCATGGAAGATGCTAGTATATAACACACAGGACTAAAATACGAATATGAATTATCAATTACCAGGGGAAAGAAAAGCGATTGAGAAGTGGGACACACTTCCAGGCGATATCAACTTTGTATTACGAGAAGGTGATGAAGTTGGTGATGATGGCGGCTGTGCATTAGGTGGTGCATGGGTTAAGAAAACTAGCCAAGAACTTTTTGGAAATAAAAAAGTTGTTATCTTTGGATTACCAGGAGCGTTTACGCCAACCTGTAGTTCAGAACAACTACCAGCATACGAAAAAATGTACGAACAATTTAAAGCAGAAGGTGTCGATGAAGTTTATTGTGTAAGCGTTAACGATGCATTTGTAATGAATGCTTGGGCAAAAGAATTAGGTTGTACTAAAGTTAAATTACTAGCAGATGGTAATGCAGACTTTACACATGCTATTGGTATGCTTTGTAATAAAAGAGATAAAGGCTTTGCAAATAGATCATGGAGATATGCTATGTATGTTGAGAACATGATTGTTAGCGAAAGTTTTATTGAAGAAGGCTATAACAACGAAGGAACAGATAATGATCCTTACGAAATGTCAACACCTGAAAATGTAAACCAATATATACAAACTTTAAATCGTTAAAGTTTAAATACTAGTATGAGACACGTACTAGTAACAGGTGGCTTTGATCCACTACATTCAGGACACATTAACTATTTTAAGGCCGCAAAACAATTAGGTGATAAACTAATTGTTGGATTAAATTCAGATGAATGGCTGACTCGAAAAAAGGGTCGGCCATTTATGCCTTTTAAAGAACGTCTTGCTATCATTAAAGAACTAGCTATTGTAGATAAAGTTATCAGTTTTGATGACAGCGATGATAGTGCATGTGGTGCAATATTTCTTACTATGTCAACTACCACAGGCAAAATTATATTTGCTAACGGTGGCGATAGAACAAACACTACAACTCCTGAGTATGCTACATACGGTGATCATCCGAGTGTAGAATTTGCATTTGGAATTGGCGGCGAAAACAAAGCTAACAGTAGTAGTTGGATACTAGACGAGTGGAAAACACAAAAGACACAACGTGACTGGGGCTACTGGCGTGTACTTGATGACAAACCAGAAAAAGGTTACAAAGTAAAAGAGCTTGTAATTTATCCAGGGAAAGCACTAAGTAATCAAAAACATTTTAAACGTAGTGAACAATGGAATATATTAGAAGGCGAAGTTAAAATGGTAACTGAATGGGACGGCCGCACTGAGATTGCTTACCTAACGCCATCGAGTAGACCATATGAAATTAATAAAGAAGTTTGGCATTTACCAAGTAACCCAGGAACTGAAAATGCACATATATTAGAAATACAATGCGGCGAACAATGTGTTGAAGAAGATATAGAAAGGCGCTAATGGAGTTTATTCCAACTAAAAAAGAGCTTCGTATAGTAGAAGAAGTTGCTCCGTATACAATGACAAGCGGAAAACGTATAACGCAAACTATACGGGCTGTAAGAGACCTTGATGCTAATAATATTCCAGGTGATATTGTTGAGTGTGGAGTGTGGAAAGGCGGACAAATTATTAGTGCTTGGTTAGCTAATGATAAAACAAAAAGAAACTTTTGGCTGTTTGATACATTTGAAGGTATGACTGAGCCAACTGTACATGATCATAAAGTAAATGAACTAAACGCTGTGTCACATGCAAGATTTAGCCGAAAAGCAAAGAACGGATTTGATCAGTGGTGTAGAGCAGAAATTGGAGAAGTTAGTGAAAACGTATTCAAATATATTCCTCCACATCAATGCAATTTTATTAAAGGTCCTTGTGAACAAACACTATTAGACCCAAACAATATACCCAAAAGTATTGCATTACTACGGTTGGATACTGATTGGTATGAAAGCACACTACAAGAAATATTAACACTATGGCCACGTTTAAATGTAGGTGGGTATATGGTATTGGACGACTATCATAGTTGGCGCGGCAGTAAAAAAGCCTTTCATGAGGCGTTTGGAGACTCTCTCGAGATACATACTATTGATAGGTCGGCAGTATACGTAAGGAAAACTAAACAATGAATAAAGTATTTGTAGGATACGATCCAAGAGAAGACATTGCTTATCAAGTATGTAAGCACAGTATTGAACAACATAGTTCTAATGTAAATGTGCAACCATTAAGACAAAGCGAACTACGAAGTGCAGGGTGGTATAATCGTCCTGTTGATAAACTAGCAAGTACTGAATTTACATTTACACGATTCTTAGTACCAGAACTTGCAAACTTTAAAGGCTGGGCTGTGTTTATGGATTGTGATATGATCCTTACTACAGACATACAAGAGTTATTTGATCAAGCAGACGACAAGTATGCTGTTATGTGTGTGCAACACGATTATAAAGTAACAGAAGATACAAAGATGGACGGACAAAAACAAACAGTCTATCCACGTAAGAATTGGAGTTCAATGGTACTATGGAACTGCGGACATCCAAGTAATGCTATAGTAACACAAGACATGGTAAATGAGCCAGAACTTAATGGTGCACACTTTCATAGATTTAGTTGGCTCAAAGACGAAGAGATTGGTGAACTAGATCATACTTGGAACTACCTAGTAGGAGTGTATAATGATATTGAAAAGCCTAAACTTATTCATTATACAGAAGGTGGACCGTGGTTTGAAAATTACAGAAACTGTGAATTTGCTCAATTATGGAAAGACAATTTATTTCAAATGATGGACAGATAACATGGAACATGACATGGAACAAAATATAGGCGAATGGGATACACGAGTGATTAGACCGCATTTAAAAGAAATGATCGATAAGATCTTACACAGCGTTGCATTAGGAGAACAGAGATTTGCAGTTGAAGCCGTTGCAGAAGTTTTCCAAGAAGTAAAAAACCCTCCGTTAATTTGTGTAGACAGTGGAATTAAAAAAGTAGAAAAGAAAGTCAAAGGGTCATTTGGACTTATTGATTCTTTTGTAATGGGCATGGCATTAGGTAGTGGCGGTAAGTATATTCGTGCCGACGATGTTGATTGGGACGACGACACTCCATTATTAGTTAGAGGACTAGGCAAACAAAAACTAATTAAGATGTGCATCGAGCGAGGTAGAGATTTTTACTTTATGGATACAGGGTATGTAGGCAACAACCCAAGTACACGTAATCCAAACGGTAAAAAAACTTATCATAGAATTGTAAAAAATGCATTACAAAATTTACACATGCCTGATAGAGAGAAACCAGAATCGGATAAATGGTATGGAGGCGGCCGTTGGAATTCATTAGCAATTCCGTTTAAAGATGCAACACCAGGACGTAAGATTTTAGTTGTTCCTCCTAGTGAAAAGGTAATGAAATACTTTGATCAAGATCTAGAACAATGGATTGATCAAACTATTGCTACCATTAGAAAGAACACTTCAAGACCAGTACAACTACGTAAGAAGCCAAGTAGAGAAGATCGTGTTAGTGTTAATACAATGGAACAAGCACTTGCAGATGACGTACATTGTCTAGTAACATATAATAGTATTGCCGCACTTGAAGCAATGATATACGGCAAACCTGCTGTAGTGTTAGGACCAAATTGTGCTCAAGACATTTGCGAAACTAGTTTAAAAAGAATTGAATTTGCAGAACATCCAGGAAGGAAACAGTTAACTTATTTGTGTAGATACTTAGCCAACAATCAATTTACATACGACGAAATGTTAAGTGGATATGCCTGGAGCATAGTAAAATGAGAGTTATAGGATACACTAAAGTTATTCCTCCAGGGAAATCACTTAAAGCAAATAAGCCTAATCATAAAATGGATATTATTAAAAATTTTATATCCGGAGTTAGAGTAAGTGGTGACAATGGATTAGTATATGACGGCTTTGATGTAATGCAATGCGATGTAGCAGTAATGCAAGGTTGGATGCACGAAAACAGTCAAGCAGTACCGCATATCAATTTACGTAGAAGTATTGCTAGTAACACAGCTAACAAAAGATTTATTACAGCAGATGCTAATTTATTTTTGTTTAAAGCAAAAACAAACGAACCTCATCATTATTTAAGATATAGTTTTGACGGAGTATTTGCTAATACCGCAGAGTATTGCAACGATGAATACGGTGACACGCAATGGGAAAAGATTCAACGTGACCTAGGTGTTAAATTGAAACCTTGGAACTATAACGATAGAGAAAATATTTTATTGTGCTTACAACGTAATGGCGGCTGGAGTATGAAGGGTAAAGATGTTGTAACATGGGCTAATACTAAAATTGCAGAAATTAGACAGTATACTAATAAGCCTATTGTTATCAGACCACACCCTGGAGATAAAAAAGCACCTGAGTATGTAAAAAATATTGTAGGTAATAATATTAGAATTAGTTTTGCAAAAGACATCACACAAGACTTAGCAACTGCACATTGTTCTATTGTGTACAATAGTAGTCCAGGCGTAGCTAGTATCATAGAGGGTGTTCCAGTTATATGTGAAGATTGGCAAGCAAGTCAAGTACAAGAAGTATGCTTTCAAAGAATAGATGCATTACAAAAATTAAGACCTTTTGATAGAGAACAGTGGGTTAGAAAAATTGCACAATGCCATTGGAGTTTTGCAGACTTACGTAGCGGCGAAGCATGGGAATGGATGAGGAAATACGTAAAATGAGAATAACCTGTATAACTACATTTCACCAACCAGGACTAGAACAATATGGACAACGTCTTATTGATAGTTGGGCTAAAAATGTACACCCAGCTGTACACTTACGAGTGTATGCAGAGGATTGTATTCCTGTTGTTCCGCCAGGTGCAAATATTCAAGTTGTTGATGCTAAACAAGCATTACCAAAACTTAATGCATTTAAAGAACGTCATAAAGACGATCCAAAAGCACACGGCAAATGTCCGTGGCCTGCTAGACGTCCAAGAGATCATCACAAAGAATTTAAATGGGACGCAGTACGTTTTGCAAACAAAACATACGCAGTATTTGAAGCCGCTAAAGATCCTGATACAGATATCTTAGTTTGGATTGACGGCGACACATTTGTACACAGTCCTATTACTTACGGACAATTTAGAAACTTAGTACCTGCATCACAATGGCTACACTACTTAGGTAGAAACAAAAAATGGCCTGAATGTGGTTGGTACGGACTTACACTTAGAACTCCTGGATGCGATGCATTTTTAAAAGAGTTTGAAAGAGTTTATGAAGAAGCAGATGATGGAATCTTTAAAATGGAAGAGTGGCATGACAGCTATGTATTTGATCAAGTATTAAAAAAGATTAGAATACAATACCCTAATATTAAAGACTTCAGTGGCCATCTTATAAATGGCGAAGGGCATCCACTAATCAACTGCGAACTTGGAGCATGGTTTGATCACTTAAAAGGTGTAAGAAAATCAGAAGGTCGAAGTAGAAAGAAAGACTTACTAGAACCTCGAAGCGAGTCTTATTGGAATGAAGTTTAGTTTATTTACAGACTATGGCGCACTTAATAGTAAACCGGTGTTTGACTCTTTTGCAACTAGTTTGCACAATAGTGGCCATACCGTTAGTTTTAATGAGTGGGATTGCGATGTTGCTGTTATATGGAGTGTGCTTTGGTTTGGTCGAATGGCTGGAAACCAAAAAGTTTGGGAACACTTCCAAGCAATAAACAAACCTGTAATAGCATTAGAAGTTGGTGGAATAAATAGAGGCGTAACGTGGAAAGTAGGTCTCAATGGAATCAATCGTGATGCTTATTTTGGGGATAGTGGTAATAATAATGCTCGTAGCAATGCTCTTGGGCTATTACTAAAACCTTGGCGCACCGACGGCGAGTACATTTTAATATGCGGACAGCATGATAAGAGTTTACAATGGCAAGGTATGCCAAGCATGAGTAATTGGCTAATGCAAACTATTAGTGAAGTACGTAAACACACAGACCGTCCTATTATATTTCGACCACACCCAAGACGTCCATTACCGCATATAGAAAAAGAATTTAAAAACGTATACAGACAAGATCCACAACATGTCAAAGACACCTATGATGATTTTGATATGGGATTTGATAATGTATGGGCTACTATCAGTTATTCGAGCAACCCGGGTATACATAGTATCATCGAGGGTGTGCCTGCTTTTGTTAGTACCCACAGTCTTGCTTATCCTGTAGGCAATGACATTGATTTCTTACATGATATTGAACAGCCCGTAATGCCAGATAGAACACAATGGCTAAACGATTACGCTCACACTGAATGGACTTTGGATGAAATAGCTCAAGGGTTACCATTAAAGAACTTGACTTCTGAACTATAATCAAGTATAATATACACATGCTTAGAAAAGAACCAATCGACATTGCTGACCTTACCGTTGAAGACTGCTTAGAACTAGTTGCTGGCATCAGTAACTTTAAGTTTAGTCGTAACAAAGAGTTAGCAGACTTACACTCATTTACGTTGCATGACGACAACCATAAGATTATGTTTAGTATTGCTAAACAATGTTTTAGAGGTACTGCACTCACGCCTAAGCAACACGAGCTTGTTAAAAAGCTATTAGTAGAGTACTACGCACCACAGTTTACAAAGCATAACATTGAACTTAAGAACCATTTAGATAATTTAAGAACTCCGTTAAGAGAGATAGACAGTTCGCATTGGGTTAAAATACAAGAAGTTACATATGATAATGTAAAACAGCAAATGCTTGTTATTAGATTTCCGTTTAATAAAAAAGTTATTAATAGATTAGAAGAATTAAAAAACGGTAATAACAAAGATTATTTCTATGAAAAACACAAACACTTCTTTCCGTTAACTGAAAAATATGTTTGGAAGGTTGTAAATATTGCTAATAAGTTTCCTGCTAAGTTTGATATTTCTAACGAAGTTCAAGAAATATACAATGAGCTTAAAGTTATGGATACTAATGTTCACAAATTCCTTCCTGGCATTAAAGATTATAAATTTATTAATTACAACGAACTTGGCATTACTGAATGTACAAAAGATCTAGGACAACCAAATGTTAACAACCTCTATCAATATTTTGACCGTAAAGGTCTTTATGGTCTCGAATACTTTGATGACGTTGATGTCACAGAAAGTTTTAGAATTAATAACTGTGATACACTAGCAGTTAAGATTGCTAATAGAAGTAATCTCCAAATTTGTGTTAACAGTGATACATGGAACAGAGATCAACTTTGTTCTGCATTACACCAACTAGACCGGTTTCCGTTATTAGTAGTGTTAGATACACAAACTTGTTTAGATAATATAATTGAATTACACAATTCATTTGTAAATTTTATTCCAAAAGAACAAATGAGTGTTATGTTTAGATTGGACAACAAAGAATTAGATTATGCTAAGGAATTTAACCAATTTGTCCATGATAAGGGATTAAATAATTATGTTGACAATAAGACTAAAGTAGTGTATATTAGTAGTAATAAAGTTCCTAAGCCGTTATTTAAAAGTAATTGGAAACCAATAACATCGTTGTCTATAACAAGGCAACCTTTGAACCTTATTAATGAATGGATATGCGGAATTGATCTAACAATGACATATGATGTTGGATCAATAGTAGCACCTTATAATAGATGGCAAGTTAAAGTAGAGAATATATGACAAGTTGTAGAATTGTAATTCAAGATGAAGTAAACGTAAAAGTTGAAAACTTGCCTGTTGAAAATCGCAGAAAGATTGCTAACAAGTTAAAGTTTCAAGTTCCTTATGCACGTTACTTGCCTCAATATAAACTAGGACGTTGGGACGGAACTGTTGCGTTCTTTGGTATTGGTGGTACAGGATATGTTAACCATTTAGATACTATTGTTAACAGTCTTGTAGAGCAAGGTGTTGAAATATCTGAGATTGTAGACAACAGAGCAAAACACGATTTAACATTTACAGCAATTAATGAACGCTATTGGGCAGACCAAGGTGTATGTTGGCCTGAAGGACATATGGCCGCAGGCGAAGAAATTATTCTACGTGATTATCAAGTTGAAACTGTTAACGGATTTTTAAATAATCCACAAGCATTACAAGAAGTTGCAACTGGAGCAGGTAAAACAATTATTACTGCAACACTATCACACCTAATGGAAAAGTTAGGTCGGACGTTGGTTATTGTTCCTAACAAGAGTCTTGTTACACAAACAGAAGAAGATTATGTTAACTGCGGATTAGACGTAGGTGTTTACTTTGGTGATAGAAAAGAATTAGGCAAGACACATACTATTTGTACTTGGCAAAGTCTAAACATACTAGATAAGAAAAGTAAAAACTATGACGATGTACTAACACTTGCAGAATTTTTAGATGGCGTACAAACAATTATTATTGACGAAGTACACCAAGCAAAAGCAGAAGTGCTTAAAAAATTACTTACACAAAATTTAAAACATGCACCTATACGTTGGGGCTTAACTGGAACAGTACCTAAAGAACAGTTTGAGTTTCAAAGTATCTTAGCAAGTATAGGGCCAGTCATTGGCAACATTAGTGCAAAAGAATTACAAGACAAAGGCGTACTATCAAACTGTCATGTTAACATTGTACAAATGATTGACATTAAAAGTTTTGCAGGCTATCCAGAAGAATTAAAGTTTCTAGTAACAGATGCAGAAAGAATAAAATACATAGGCAAATTATTAAACACAGTTTCACAATCAGGCAATACACTTATTCTAGTTGATAGAATTAGTGCAGGAGAAATGTTACAGGAAATTATTCCTGATAGCGTGTTTGTTAAAGGTGATATGAAATTAAAAGATAGAAAGGAACAGTATGACGAAGTTAAAGAAGCAACTAATAAGGTTATTATTGCAACGTACGGGGTTGCCGCTGTTGGTATTAATATCCCTAGGATCTTTAACCTTGTTCTTATTGAGCCTGGCAAGTCTTTTGTAAGAGTAATTCAAAGTATAGGCAGAGGTGTTCGTAAGGCAGAAGATAAAGACTTTGTGCAAATTTGGGATATAACTAGCACATGTAAATACGCAAAAAGGCATTTAACATCAAGAAAGAAGTTTTACAAAGAAGCACAGTATCCATTTACTATAGAGAAAGTGGATTGGAATTAATTATGAAAACAAAGGAAAATAAATGAGAATATTAACATTAGATAACGAATGTTATAAACTCGAGCATCTACCTGACGAATTAACTGACGATATTAGATTTGCGGTTTTGGATAATAGTAATCCAAAAGAACCTGACTTCTTTTATGTTCCTTTGATTTTTTTGGAGTCATTTAACTCACCTGCTATGGTAATGGAAATTGGAGGCAAAGAAATTACTATGCCTATCGATTGGCATCTAGCAGTTGGTGACAGTGGCGGTGCTGGAGATATTGAAGTACTACCATTAACAAGTTTAAACGATAGAGGCTTTGAAGCCTTCTTGTTTAATCCGTTAACTAGTACAATGATGAATTGGGGTGAAGTAAAAATTACCAATTTTTACAATGATGTAAAATGGTATTTCCCTAAAATGAAAAATGGACAACTATTAGGTGTACCTTTAACTGACGGTGATAACCCACAATGTGCATGGTTTGTAAAAGACATTAGTAGACAAAGTGAAGTAATTGATTATGGGATTCTTATCTAAAAGTATTAAAGTAGACGTATACACAAACCAACAATATGCGTATGATCAATGTAAACCGCAGTTGGCTAAGAAGTATATTCCTGAATGGTGGAAAGGGTTACCAGCAAGTAGACCCACACACCAAGCCTACTATAACGACTTACCGATAAGTTCAATGAAACAATGTCCTGCAATTAATGACATATTAAAAGCAGGTATTATTTTCCCTAGTTGGTGTGAACTACACATGCGGGTAAACGAACATGGAGAAAAGGAAGTAAGAGTCTTTCCTGATTTTATTCCTGCAATACCGCATGACGAACGTGACTTTGATTTTCATAAACCCGGACTTGCACATGTTAAGTTAGGATCACCTTGGTTTATTAAAGAGACTACAGGTGTAAAGTGGGTATGGATTAAAACAGACTGGCATACTAAGAATCCATTAGCGTATTGGGGAGTTCCGGGTATTACAGAGTATAAGTATCAACATAGTGTATTAAATAATATTATGGTACCGTATAACAGTGAAGTTAAGATTCAAGTTGGTGATCCTTGGTTACAATTAATTCCAATGAGTGAAAAACCTATTGATCTTAATGTCCACTTAGTAGACGCTGAAACTATGAATAATTTAAATACAGTTAATATTTCCTCAGTAGGGAGTTATTTAAAAACCATACGCAATATAAGTAAGCAAAGGAAGTTAGATGAAAACAATTAGTGAAGAGTACGCTCGTCAGTTAGCACAACTACATGATGAAAAAGCAAGTTTTGGTGATGCTAAAGGATTGAAAGCAATTGAAAAATGGATTAAGGAATTTAAACCAGAATCTATTTTAGATTATGGATGTGGCAAAGGCGGTGTTGTACTAGCACTTAAAGAAGCCTATCCAGAAATTAATGCAATTGGATGGGATCCGGGAATGCCAGATTTTAACATTCCTGATAATAAAAAGCCAGCTGATATGCTTATTAGTACAGATGTATTAGAACATATCGAACCTTTCTTTTTAGATGACGTATTAAAAGATATTCACAACTTGTTTCAGAAAAATGCATTCCTTATTATTGCAACTAGCCCTGCTAAGAAATTTTTGCCAGACGGACGTAATGCACATTTAATTGTAGAAACTCCAGGTTGGTGGAAAGAAAAGATTGAAACTAATATGCCAGGCGTAAAAATTATACATCATGAGTTCTTTGAGAAAACAAGAACAGACAAGCGTGGTGGCGTACATGAAAATAACAAATACATAGTAGTGTTAGGAAAATAATATGAGCTTTACTAATTTAATTACAGAAGCTATTGATTCCGTATACGACGATATCAAAGCAAACAAAACTCCTACAGTCTGTGAGATGGGTAATCAACGTTTAAAGAATAATAAGTCACGAGCTAAAATTTTTAATGCACGTGGTATTCATAAACATGCTAACACAACTAAAGAATACTTTGAAGCATTAGGCTTTGGAAGATATCTTGCTATTGATGTTAACACAGAAAAAGATGCTATTGCAATGGATCTTAATTTGGATTGCAAACAAGCATATAATTTTACTGAGCAGTTTGACCTAGTAACTAACAACGGCACAGGCGAACATGTATTCAATCAGTACACAGTATTTAAAAACATACACGACATGACCAAAGTAGGTGGATATATGATCCATGTGCTTCCTTTTTATCGTTGGGTTGATCACGGCTTTTATAGCTTTCATCCTAACTTATTTTTCTGTCTAGCACATCAAAACGATTATGAAATGCATGGTGTATGGATTGGCACTAGTGACGGTGCTCACATTGAAAAGCTAGGACAAAAGTTATCACGTGACAAAGGTTACAGAGGTAAGTTTGGATTAGATCAATGGGAAAGAGATCCTATGGTTGTTGCTATTATGAAACGCAAAACTGATGCAGAATTTGAGATGCCACAGCAACACTTGTATGCAGGTGATAATATATCTAGCGATGAGATTGCGAACCGTTACAAATGAACCAATATAGTGTATTACAAAACTTTAAACCAGAAAACTTAAGAATGGATCCTTTTCCTTATGTTGTAATTGAGGAAGTGCTACCTTGGGACTTGTATGAAAAGTTAGAAGCAGAGTATCCAGAAACATTTATTTCTAAAGGCGAAACAACCGGCTTTGGAACTGCACGTTATTTAGATCATGACTTTGATAAATCCGCAGTAGTAAGTCAAGCATGGCAAGAATTTAGTGCATATGCAACTAGTAGAGAATTTAAAGACGAAGTTATTAGAGTATTTAGACCAGGTCTTGAACAACACTACCCACCGGGACAGTTTTGCCCTGAAGGTTTATACACCAAGTATATACGTAGTGATGTTGCACCAAGACGTGCTCCTAAGAGCGGATCAATAAGAATGGAAATGCAGTTTGTTATGAATGCAATAGATAACATACAAATTAGAACTCCACATGTTGATCAAAGTAAAGAATTGTTTGCATGTCTATTTTATTTTAAGAAGCCTGAAGATAAAAATACTGATGGCGGACTAAATGTATATAGAAATGTAGCAGGCAAGCAATGGCGTAGAATAACAGGACGTGAAGCAGTAGCAGACGATATTGAAGTAGTTGAACATGTACCTTACAAGCGTAACACTATGGTTATGTTTTTAAACACAGTGAATAGTTTACATGGAGTAACTCCGCGTGATAATCCAAATACTATTAGACGGTATGTAAACATTGATGCACATGTACAAGAGAAATTATTTAAATTCGTTGATTAGGAGATAATTATGAAAGCAGGCAAAATTTGGGGTCAAACAGAATTGATCCATGCGAACGGTGTATTAGAATTTCATCGTATCGAATATAAAGCAGGATACAAATGTTCAGAACATGAACATCAATATAAATGGAACGGATTCTTTGTTGAATCGGGCAAGATGCTTGTTCGTGTTTGGCAAGATGATCAAGGACTAGTTGATGAAACTATTCTTGAAGCTGGAGACTTTACACAAGTGAAGCCAGGAAAGATTCACCAGTTTGAAGTTTTAGAAGACGGAGTCGCTTTTGAACTATACTGGGCAGAATTTAATCACGATGACATTGTTCGTCGTACTAGCGGCTCAACTGTAAAAAAATAAGGAGATATATTATGGGAATGTGGGATTCAATTAAAAAGACAACAAGTAAAATAACTAAATCAATTATGCCTAACCCTACTGAGGTTGGTGAGATTGTTGCGGCAGAACAAAAGAAGCCAGTGCCAAAGCCAAAGCCTAAGAGTACAAAACCTAAGAATACAGCAGGCACAGTAAAAGTAAAACCCAAGAAGAAATAATCTTGACTAAGATGCTTCCAGGTGAAGCACTGATATATGAGCGTAGCGATGGTATTGTCTACGCTCGTTATCGTGACCCTCCACACAATAAGATTCCTCGTTGGATTATTGGTGGTGATTCTGACGCAATCAAAAAGCATGAAGGACGCCTGGACTTTGAAGAATATTTGGATATGGTTGATTGCGCCAAAACAAATTATACACTCAAAAAACAACTTGACAAAGCACTTATAATATGGTATACTATACGTAATGAAACAGAAAAATAAACTACCTTTAAGTGAGATCTTTATGGCTTTGGATATGGATGCCAAAGGTGCATATAAAGAATGGACTGAAGAAGAGCGTAAAGAATTAAACTTTTGGTTGCTTAATCGTTATGCAAGTAGTGTAAGCGGATCACAAGACGCAAAAGAATGGGCAGTTATTGCCACTAATGAATATTATAACAAGAATTGGAATGTACTAGGAACAAGACATCCACAGCTACAATGGCAACTGTTGTGTGCAACACATAACGCAACACGTAAAAGCAGACACCATCAATGGTTAGGATTAAAACAAAAAGGCTCTGATAACAAGGCTGTTAAGTTTCTTAAAGAAATGTTTCCTAATATGAAAATAGACGAGGTAGAATTACTTGCTAGAATATCTACAACAAAAGAACTTAAAGAGCTTGCCGAGCAACACGGGATGGATAAAAAAGATGTCAAAGTCTAACGAAGGATTTGAATGTCCATACTGTAAAGTATCGTACACAAGAGAAAAAACTCTTGCAGTACATATGTGTGAAAAGAAACGTAGAGCTTTACAAAAAGACGAGAAACGTGTACAACTAGGGTACTTAACGTTTAATAGATTTTATAAACTATGTCAACGCTTTGATGGTGTTAAAACATATGAACAGTTTTGCAATAGTCAGTACTACAATGCATTTGTAAAATTTGGTAGCTTTGTTAGTAACGTAAGACCGTTATACCCAGAGAAGTATATTGACTATGTAGTTACAAGCGGAGTTAAACTAGACCATTGGTGTAGAGAAGAACTATATGAAAAGTATGCACTTGATCTTATTCGTAAGGAAGGTGTTGAAACTGCTCTTGAACGTAGTGTTAAAAACATGATGGAATGGGGTGACGACAACGAAGCTAGGTGGCAAGACTACTTTAACTATGTAAGTTTAAATAGAGTATGTCAAGATATAGTAGACGGCAAAGTAAGTCCGTGGTTGATATTAAATTGCAAGTCTGGTAAAGAGATGGTGTCTAAAATGAATGATGAACAATTACAAATTGTATATGCTATTCTTGATCCAAGTCATTGGAGTACACGATTTAAAAGAAGTCCAGTAGATGTTGAACTAGTAAAAGAAATTGTAAAGAAAGCAGGATTATAATATATGCCAGATATTGATATTGACTTTGCAGACAGACAAATTATACTCGATAAATTAAAACATCGTGTAGCAAAGTTAAACACAGGTAAAAAGCATAACACAGGAATTTACGCAACTGAGATTCCACATAATCCTATTGACTTATTAAGCACAGTTGATCACGACACAGCAGAAGAAAGAGGATACTTTAAATTAGACTTTTTAAATGTATCAATCTATGACGAAGTAAAAAACGAAGAACATCTAAACGAACTAATGGAAAGGAAACCACTATGGCAACTTCTGGAACACGAAGACTTCAGCGAAAAAGTCTTTCATCTAAACGGGCACAGCAGTCTATTAAAAGTCTTGAAGCCCAGCTCGGTATTAGAATTGGCGGCGACACTAGCGATAATAAGACCAGCGAAGAGACATCTAGCGAACAAGAGTTGGGAAGAGATACACAAGGAAGTGTGGACAAAGCCAACTGATGGAGCATACTACTTTAAGAAAGCACACGCAGTAGCTTACGCACATGCTATTATTGTTCACATGAACTTATTGTGCGAAAGGATTAAACATGACAACGAAGATTAAATTTTTCACAGGGTACGAAGAACTAGAACAAACATTACCAGTATTGCCTGCATCAAAGTTTTGGCCTGAATGGTTTAAAAATCAAAGAGCTAATACAGATGACAGTAAAGAATATCGTAGAGAGTCAAGCACCTTAAGACGTTGTCCGGCTGTACTTGACGTACTAGGTATGGGTTATATTATTCCATTGTGGTGTGATTATAAAGTAACACAAGTTAAAAACATGCAAGGTACTGAAGTACGTTATGCGACTCCGCCTAACGTTTCAAGTATGTTTACTGCACAGCTTCATCCAGAAGAACAAATGGACAACTATCCATTTCATAAAGATAGTTACAGAGGCGCATTTAAGTTTATGAATCCTTGGATGTTAAGAACTCCTCCTGGATATAGTTCATTAATTATAACTCCTACATATTCAAAAAATGATAACTTAGAAGTAATGCATGGAGTAGTTGATACAGATATCTATCATGAACTACACGTCAATACAATTTTTACTGCACCTATTGACAAAGAAATTACATTTGAGAGAGGAATGCCTTTAGCTCAAGTTATTCCTTTTAAGCGTGAAACATTTGAAATGGAGACGGCGGTTGGCGATTATCGAAGCTCACATAGTAAGATTACGCAATTCATACATAACAGCCTGTTTAAGGCTCAGCACTATAGACCAAAACTTTTAACTAAACGCTACAAGTAGATTTATTTGGGTTTACGTACTAGTTGAACACTCTTACGTTTTACTCTTTTAATTGCTAAGTTTCCTAAGTTTACAACCGGTCCTACTGTTACTTTTACATCTTTAGTATTCATTGTCATTAGACAATGTCTAAATGCAGGAAACTCTTTCGGTAGAAAGATACTGATCGGTATTGTTCGATTACTTTCAAACCACCATGCTTCTCCAAGATCGAGAAATGCTTTTTTTGATTCGTCTGTATTCAATGCGGTATAAACATACATGCTTGTTACATAATTATCCTGGTTGTTAATGATACCAACATACTCGTTGCCACCATACTGTACGATGCTTAAGAACGGGAAGTTAGTTTCGATATCTTTTAGTAACATTGTTTCTCTTTAAGTTGAATAAAT